TGCTGCGAGGCGCGCGCTATCGCGCGCACGACGTTCTGCTCACCGGCGTTGTATCCGGCAAGGGCCTTGCGCACGTCGCCGCCGAACATTTCCAGCAGATCATGGAAATAGTGGGCGGCACCCTGCGCGGCCTGCGCCGGATCCAGCGGATTGATGCCGTATCGCTTGGCCGTGTCGGGCATGAATTGGAACGCGCCGAGCGCGCCGGCCGGCGATACGGCGTTGGAATTGCCGCCGCTTTCCGTGCTGCGCACGCGCGACAGCAGGCCGGCCGGCAGGCCCCAGGCCTTTTCAAGCGTGGCGAACGGCCCGCCGCCGCCCAGGTTGACGGAGCCGGCGTCGGTGGGCAGCAGGGATGCGCTGCCACCCGGCGCCGCGTGCTCGCGGTTATAGGCGGCCATGCGCGCATCCTCACCCTCCGCGTATTCCTGCCCGTAGGCGTTCCCCGACGTCGTCAGTAGATACATTGCCGGGCCAAGCATTCGCCGCACCCACGACCGCGCTGCCGCCATGACGCCCCCCGCTGCCGCGCCGCCGGCCGCCACGGCGCCGCCGGCGGCCGACGCGGCGGCGGCAGGCGCCAGGATTTTCGCAACGATGCCGGCGACGCCCTTGAACGCCGTAAAGGCGGTGACGAGGCCGGCGATGCGGCCCACCCATCCATCGGTGGCCGTGTCGGCGCGCGCAATGAGGTCGGTGATCTGCCCGACGAACCGCACGACTTTCTCGGCGATCGGCAGGAAATCGGTCGCGAGGCGCATGCCGAGCAATTCGAACCGCTCGAGCATGTCGCGCGTGCGGTTCATGAACGTGTGCGCGCGATCGAAATCCTCATCGCCGAGGCCGTATTGCCTGCCGAGGGCGCGGCTGCGCTCGATTTCCTCGCGCATTTCGCGGCGCCCCGCCATGATCAGCCGCCACTGTTCCGGATCGATGCCGAACAGGCCGGCAATGCGCGCGCTGCGGAAGAACGGCATTGACGACAACTTGTCGGCGAGGTCGAGCATGGCCGTGGGGCCGCGCGGATCGATGCCGTAGCGCCCCGTCAGCATGCGCTCGAGGCCGGGGTTTAGGCGCACGTTCTGCGCCATCGCGGACAGCGCCGCCGTGGCGCCGCCCGCCGACATGCCGATGCGACGCGCGCCCTGATCTAGCGCGCGCAGAGCGGTCGCCGTGGACCCCGTGCGCTGCGCGGCATAGTAGAGCTGCTCCATGGAATCGGCAAACCGCACCGCCATGGCCTCGACGGCGGCCGCCGTTCCGGTGATCTGCGCGCCGAGGTCCTCGACGCCGCGGCCCGCGCCGATGATCGTATCGGTGAAGCGGCGCATGCCGCCCTCGTCGACCTTGAAACCAAGGGCGACGAGAAACGACTTGATGACATCAGTATCAGCCACGTGCGCCCGCCTCTTGGATGCGCGCCCGGTTTTCGGCGCGCGCGTCTAGGGCATCGTTCAGTAGCGCGATATCGGCGAGATCGATCTCGGTACGCTTGAGCGATTCGAACTGAATGCACCCCTCGACGACCGGCCGTAAGAGCCAGTCCATCGCATCTGGCAGCGCGATCAGCTCAACGCCTGCGGGGACGCCCCGCCCTGGGATGTCGAGGGCAGGGCGCCGAAAAAATTGCCGAGGTTTTCCTGCAGGACGGCGAAAACGAGCTGCATCATCTGCGGCATCTGGATGTCGTCGAACGCCATCACAAACCCCGTCTCGCCACCGGGTCGCGCAATGCGTGCCCATGCCCGCTCCCCCTGCATTCTGTGCACGCAGAACATGCAGCGCGCAATGACATAGTTCGCGCTTTCGTCCGGCAACTTCGAAAGCTCCTCGCCGGCCGCCATGAACATTGCGAGCGGATCCTCGATCTTCGTCGCGTCGACGCGCAACATTTCCGCGATGGGTCGCAGGATCGGCAGCAGTCGACGCGATACGTGGAACTGCTCGAGCGGCGTCATCTTGCCGACCCGGTATTGCTTGCCGTCAATAACCAATTCGTCAGGGGATTGCATCGGTACTGCCTTTCGGGGTTAGACGTTAGCTCCCAGCATCATGATCATCGAAATTGCATCGAAATGCCATTCGATCATGTCCGCTTCCTTTTTGTAAGACACGGTCGGCTGCTTCGCGAAAGCCGCCTGCGAGCACGTCGTCACGTCGCCCGTCGCGAAATTCGCAACGCTGATGACATTCTGTCCGTGCAGTGCGCCCGACGTGCGCTGCAACTCCATCATCTGATCGAGCAGCGCATTGGTGGGCGACGTCTTGAGCAGGCGCACGACGACTTTGCCGCCGCGCGACGCGTGCAGGCTGTGCATGCCCTTGCCGTCGGCGCCGATCGTCATCGTGTTGAGGTCCTCGGAGGGCTCAAGCGTGATGCCCTCCTCGGACGACCCCGACCCGGCGCCAATCGAAAACGATCCACCGGGGCCAACGATCGACGCCTGGACGTCGAGAAAGCTGTAGGTCGCCATTGCTTGATACCCCTTACTGATTGACCGAGATCGAAATGCTCACGTTCTGCACGGCGCCGGCGAGCTTGCCGGCGACTTGGAAGGGCACCGACTGCCGGGCCGCGCGCGCCGCCGTGCTCTGCGTCGCCACCTGCGGCGCGTACACGTAGTAGCCCTTCGGCATGAATTGCCCCTGGGCGAGTTGCCCAAAACCGCCCGTGGTCCACACGCCGGGCGCGAGCAGGCCGTCGGCGACGAACTGCGCGCAGACGCCCTCGATGGCCGTCTGTATGACGTGCGATCCCGCGTCGGTCTGCGGAATCTTATTCGTCCCATAGAGCAGGTTATAGACGGCGAGTTGCACCTGAATCGCCCAATTGTCGGTACCGGTAATCGTGTCGATGTACTGCCCGCTCGACACGACGCCGTATTGCACGATCGCCGTGCCGTTGTTATACGAGACGAAGGCGTTGCAGAATTTCCCCTTCATGTACGCCCATTGCGTCTCCGTCAGCGTTTCCGCGACCACGCCCGGCTCTTGCTTGAACATGAGCGTTATGACGGTATTGTTGCCGCCGTAGTTGACGGTGATCGCGCGGCCGATGAGCGAACAGACGGCGTACAGGGACGACGACGAATACTGCACCACGCAGCGGTTATAGCCAAGCTGCGCGAGTTGATAGGCGATATCCGACGTCGCCGCCGTGATGACCGCGCCCTCCTGCGTGTTGACCGCGTAGAGGTGTTTCGTCGCGGCCCCGTTGATGTAGGCGGCGACCGCAAGGTGGTCGCTGTCCACGGCGCCGCAGATGAACAGCGCGTACCACTGCTGACCGAACGACGCATCAAACAGGGTTGCCGCCGACACCGCCGTCTCCGCCACGATGCCCGCAACGGTGTAGGCGCCCGACGTTCCGGACGTCCACGACAGCAGCGCGCTGATGTCGGTGCCGGCGCCCGCCGTGGCGAAACTGACCGTAGACGCCGCGCCCGTGGTCGGCGACTTGACGACGAGGGCGCCGATCGACGGCTGCCACGTGACCGTGGTTCCGGCGACGATGGCGGCGAGGGCCGTCTGCAGAACGGAGGCAACGCCGTTCATGCCGGTAACGGCGGAAAAATTCAGTCCGGTCAGGTTGCACGGCGTCGAGTTGACGCTGAGGTCTACGCCGCCGTTCGTGATGGCGTTCCACACGGCCGGCAACTGATTCGCGGCGCTGATCGGGCCGCCGACGAGTTCGCCATTGGTGGCCGTCTGCGCCCACCGGCCGATCATGATCTGCGCGGGCTGCGGCGTCTGGCCGAAGTAGGCGGCGGCGGCGAGGTATTCGGGGGCCGACGTGCCGAAATCGGCGGCGACGGCCGACAAGGCCGTATAGATGCGCTGCCGCTGCACGGTGTCGATGACCGCGGAACTGCCGAGGACGAGCAGCGTATTGGTGTTCTGGGCCTGCGCGGCCTGCGGCGACAGGTTGACCGATACGGAAACGATGTCGGAAACGGAAAGACCTGCACCCATGGGAAAGCTCCTAACTCACGTTGACGACCGCGACCGGTAGGCCGCCATCGGTTTCCAAGTCGACGAGGACCGAGGCCAAGTCGAGAATCGGGTAGTAGCGGATCACCTGACGACGGATTCTAACCGACGACACCAGGGCGAAAAGCCATCTTTCCTTGACGAGCGCGGGCACCGATTTCGCCGCCGTGGTTTCGATGAGGCCCATGCCGGCGGCGCTGAGCGCCTCGCGATTCTGCGCGACCTGCAGGCCGTCGCGCAGGCGGTGCATGTTGGCGCGCGCCTGCGGGCCGTACATCCTGACCTCGACGTCGAGGATCTCGTGCCGCTGCAACTCATCGAACGCCGCCGCGCCACCGCGAGCCGCGTGGTGGATGATGACGGCATTTGTGTCCGTGCTGTCGACTTCTATGCCGAACGACGCCCAATTGGTGCCAACTGCAGGCAAATTCGGAGGCTCGAGCTGCCAAAATGGAATAACAAGCGATCCCGGCATGCCGGTTACGCCGACAATGATCGCCTGCAGGAAATCCTCGAGCGCGTCGTCGTCGAGGACCGGCGGCGCCGACGGCAGGGGCAGCACGTAGCCGCCCGTCGCCGACGTGTCGATGTAGGCCGACGCCGACGCCACGACGATGTCGGCGCCGTCCTGCGTCGCGCCGGCGCCGATGCGATCGGCGACGACTGCGGCCGCGGCGAGCGCGTCGGCGCCCTCTGCGATCGCCTGCAGCATGGGCGCGCCCGTCGCCGCCACGATGTCCGGGGATTCGATCACGTGATCGCCGCCTCAGTGCTGTCGATGGACGTCGCGATAACGCGGATCCACCCGACGCCATACTGCGGGTAGGGATCGGCGGCGCGCACGATGTAGGCGTCGCCGCGCCAAATGACGAGGTCGGGCTTGCGGCCACGCGTCGTGCACTGCAGGGGGTATTGCGTGTGAATCTTCAGGCTGCGACGCCCATAGTCGGCATCCGGCACGCGCGTCAGGTCATCCGGCGTGGCCGCCACGACGACGCCGGCGACGCCGGGCACGGCGACCGGCGACTGCACGCTGCGGCCGCCGTTGTCGACGGTTTCGAAACGCTGCACGACGACGAAGGAATCAGTGAAATTCGGATCCGTGAGGACGTCATCGCCGGGGTTGAGCCACGCCATGCCTACCCCTTTCGGCCGCGGCGCACGACGTAATTGACGGCGTTGCGTAGCTGCGCGGTGTCGATGAGGGGGCGCGCGAATTCCGACGACGGCGCCTCACCGGCGGCGCGCCGCGCAAGCTCGCGCCGCGCCCCCTTGACGATCTGCAGGCCGCGCCCCACCGCGCGTCGCGCGCGCGCGCGCAGCGTGCTGTCGGCGAGGGGTTGCCACGGCCCCATTTGCAGGCGCCGGCGCACGGCGACCTGCGCCTCCAGGCCTATTACCTCCATGCCGCGGCGCACGGCGTCGGCGTCACCCTTGCCGACCTTGGCGGCGATCTGCCCGGCACGCCGAATGAACTGCGGGACGTAGTCGCGCACGCCGGTCGTCAGCCACGGACGCGCGGGGATCCGCATTTCCGGACTGCCATTTTCCTGGATGTAGCCGATCACGGCATTCGTCATCGGCGACGGCTGCTCGCCGGGCTCTGCCTGTCGGCTGGCGTTTTCCTCCGGGATCCCCACGAGGACGTCGGTTCCAGCGAGTTCGCGAATCGACGTGATGACCCTGTGGACGTCGTCGACGACAACCGTGACGGGCGACGGCGGCATGGCGCGCGCCCCTAGTACCAGATGCCGAGATCGACGGGCGGCCCGAACCACGCGCCGGCGCCGGACAGCGGCAGCACGCAGCCGACGCCGAGCTGCAGGGGGCGCGCGCCGAACAGGCGCGCCATGTAGAGGAATCGCTGCCCGTAGGTCGTCAGGCCCCAGAATCCTTGATTCTCGAGCGCCGTGCTGCCGACGTCATAGGAAACCGTCACGCCGTCGACGCCCTTGGCGGAAATCGCGCCGACGGCAGTGCCGGGCGGCGCGCCCTGCGCGGCGCTGGCGATGGCGACCATTTCGAGCGAAAGGTTGTGGGCGACGAATAGCTGAGCCAAGAGGTCGCGGCTCGCGTCCGTCGTGTAGATCGACGGATCGAGCATGGTGCCGTAGACGACACCGAGCCAGAATTCGATCACCGGCGTCGGGAACTTGTCGCTGTTCGAGAACGCCGGGAAATTCTGCTGAAATTGCGCCGCCGATACCGTCACTTAGGACACCTGCG